CCATTGGTTCAATGCCGCATCAATGTCCTCGGGCGACACAAAAGCAGCCTCCTCATCGTCGCTCAGCAGAAAGCCGGAAGTCTTTAATGGGTCGATTGCATCATTCTTGCTTGCTAAGAATTCTTCATGCTTTTCGAGAAATATTGCATGAGTGGAGCATGGCATGAAAATAGGACCATCTTCCCCTTCCTCCTGATGAAAGCCTGTGCAGCCAATCTTTTCCGCTGTGTTGAGTGCTTCTTGCTTTGTGGCATAGGAATGTGCGGATGGGTCTTTGGCATCTACTTTGCTGCTAACCATTTTTGCTGGTCCCTTACGATCAGGATTGGGATCTGACTTGCGCTTACGGGCAACAATTGTTTGACGCTCTTCCTTGCTCAGTGATTCTGCCTTTGCTTTTGGCAGACACTTGGGCTTCCCTTCCTTTTCTTCACGCCCGCCGCATTCACCAAGGATTTCCCCATTGGCGCCAATCCTCACCCACTCTTCCTTGAACCATTGCTCAAGATCATCAGCGTGCACTTCCTCGCCGTCTTTATTGCTAAATGCTCCGCCGGAGGAGCCATGCTTACGCTTGTACAGTTCTTTGTATAGCTTGACCATATAGGCACTCGCATAGGCGCTAGGCCACACCTTGAACTTGCTTTTTGCTGACGCAATAGCCTGCTGATGTAAGTCCTTGTCTTTGAAGGCAATGTCGCCACGCACTTTCTCTAGGTCACGAGGAAGGAATAGCCCAGCACTATCTTCCACTTCCCTGCTGCCGTCCATTGGCAGAGTACCATTCTCTTCGTTCATTGGATCACGACCACCGGGAGGCACGGCCATTTCATTCTGCCCCTTACTCTGCCCTCCACTCTGCCCTTGACTCTGCCCTTGCATGGGAAGCTCACGAGGAAGCGATGGGTCGAGAGTGAGTTCCATCGACCACTCAGAGCCTCCGTAGCGGGCATCTGCCACCTCTTGCGGGTGTAGAACGCCAAGTTGGATGTAGCGGCCATCCACGGCAGCCACACGCGCTCTCACGTCGGCCTTCTCGCGTTCGTTCAGTTCATACAAGTCATTGAAATGAACGCGCCATGATTCTGGAAGCTTGCCATTGGTGGGGCCAGTCTTGCTAAGCAGGATGTATTCAATGAGCTGTTTAAGCGGGCGCTTGAAAGTGGCAGTTTGGTAGTCTGCAAGGGTTTTGGCAAAGTCACGCTCTTCACTGCGACCAGTGGAACCAAGCCCGCCAGGGCTTTCACCAAATAGTAAAGTGTGAGGGATTTTGGAAGCACCAATAATATCAATGCGGAGCTTCTCTAGGATTTCTCCAATGCCATTAAAATTGCGGCTAATGAAGTCAAGCTCTTCTTTTTCTGCGTCAATTGCGTAGCCACGATAGATGCTCTTGCTCATGTCATTAACGACAAGCCTATCCTTTACTTGGCTTTCCTTGCCTGCACCAAGCATTGCAGCAAGCCCGCGAATCTTATGCACAAAGATGTCAAATTCCGTGAGCAACGTAGCGGCAGAATTCAAGCCAGTCCAATAGTGGCGGAAGCTATCATAAATCACTTGCAAATTGCTCATTCCCCATCCATAGTTACGCTGCCTAATGCGATAGGGCAGCCAGTCACCATCTAGGCGTAGTATTCTATCTTTGTGGATGTGGGTGAGGTTGGGCTGGTTGATTAAATCGCCAGCAATAATTTGATAGTGAGTGGCCTTGGAATAGTCGTAAATGTTTTCTTCAGTGATGACTGGTGCAATTTGATACCTATCTAATACTTCTAGGCCTTCAACTTTATAGATGTTCCTCTTGTCCACTGGCTGGTCTGCCTTGCGTCCATCGTCGATGTACATCAAAATGACAGCGCCGCCATACAGCCTGGAATTCTTGGAGGCCAGCATCAGGCTTTCAAGGATGTACAAATCTTCAATGACCTGCTCAACGCCCACTACTTCCTCAGCTTTCGGCCCTTCTCCGCCAAACAACACCTTGAAGCCCTTACGAGTGGACTGCTCGGCATAAATGTCGATGATGCGCCTTGGCAGCCATTCCCCATAGAGCGATTCCAGCTCTTCCTGCGCCAGAAAAGTAATGGCCTTGGTAGAGGTGTACTGGCTTTTGTCCCTACCACTGCCCATGCCAGTCAGGACGTTCATCAGTCCGTCTGAGCGCAGGCCGCCTTCATCCGCATGCCCTAAGTCCAAGATTTCTTCTGACATTGCTCTTTTGTGTGGCTACTGGTATGCTAACAGTGGCTAGAGTGGCCCTGATACTCTTTTCCTATGCTATCTCCCATTTCCTTTGTTTTCACCGCAGAAGAAAGGCAAGCAGCAATGGAAGAAGGCATGCGTCGGCAATCCGTGAATGAGGCTCAACGCCTTCGTGGGCGGAACGGTGGTGCTTCCTTTGGCAGCAAGGCCCTGGAAATTCATCTTCTCGGTGCCGCAGGAGAACTAGCAGTGGCCTCGCATCTTGGCATGAAAGATTTGGTCTACAAGGAAACAGAGGCCAAGCGTGGATCATGCGACCTTCCGGGCATCGACGTTAAAACAAGAAGCAAGCATCAATATGATTTGATCGTGCAAAAAAACGAACCGCCCGAAAAGAAATATGTATTGGTTACAATTCAAGACAAGACCACTCTTATTCATGGATGGATCTATGGCGGAGAGGCTATGCAGGAAAAGTTCTGGGCTGATCCAGCAAAAGGGCGTCCTGCATATTTTGTGCCCAAAGAACATCTCCACCCCATTGATACATTAGTCGTATGAAGCTTTCTTGCTCAGACTTTGCGCAACACGCCCTAGGTATTAATTTATGGCCTAAGCAACGAGAAATTTTAGACGATTTGTTTGAAAACAATATCAATCATTCAATATGGGCAATGGGAAGGCGCAGTTCCAAAACGTTTATGGCTGCGCTATGTGCTGCCTATATGTGTTTTGTCAAGGCGCCTATCTACATAAAAAGAGTACGGAAAGGAGAGAAGTGGTACATTGTCACTGTTGCGAACGATTTGCAACAAGCAAAGATTGCACTTAATAATATCAGGCAACTAATTACTGCCAGTCCTCTTGCCACGGAAATTGTGCGAGAAACTGCAATGGAAATTGAAATGAGTAATAATTGCGTGTTCCAAGCCATCCCAGCATCAGCCCGTGCATCACGAGGCAAGGCCGTTGCTGGCATTATCTTGGATGAGCTTGCCTTCAGCCTTGAGGGCGATGCAAACCGTGGTGCCAAGGCCATCTTCGATGCTCTTTCACCGTCCATTGCTCAATTCGGTCGTGATGGCAAGATCATTGAGCTATCCTCCCCATGGCTCACCGATGGCTTGTTTTATTCTCATTTCATTCAAGCCAAAGAAGGCGACATGCAAGGCATGCAAGCTTTGCAAGTGCCAACATGGGAGATCAATCCTAATTTACCATGGGGATGTGACTTCCTAGAGAATGCTCGCAAGAAAGATGAAGAAGCATTCTGGGTGGAATTTGGTGCTCAATTCAGGGGCAATCAATCGTGCCTGCTGGCCAGCGAAGTGGTAGAAGCTGCAATCAATAAAGAAAGAAGTGTACTGCTGCCTAAACGTGAACTAATTGGCACCTATGTATTATCTCTTGACCCTGCTCGTGGTGGCGTGGGCCGAGATGATTACACTGCCTGCATTGTGCATTACGAAGGTGAAACATTAATCGTTGACAAGTTCCATACGTTTCCCGTGGATTTTGAGATCAATGGGAAAAAGGAAGTAAATATCAGGGCAGTAGAAGATTGGATTAGGGAGCATCACAAGATATACACCTTTGAAAGCATTGTTCTTGACCAATACAACAGTTCTGCAACCATTCAATCCTTATCCGCTGACTACCCCATTGAAGAGTTAACGTGGTCCGTTAGTACCAAGATGAAGGCCTTCAGCAAGATGAAGGAGCTTTTTAACTCTGGTCTCATTGAGCTATATCGCCACGAAAAAGCAGTGAAACAACTTAAGAACTTAGGCGTGGTGTATAAAGCATCAGGCCAATGGTCAATTACTGGCGGTAAAGAAAGCGGCGTGGATGACCATGCCTTTGCTCTTGCTGCTGCAATATTACAAGCATCAAAAGAAGATGACATCAATTGGATTGCAAGCCTGGTTCGTTAATCGCGCTACAATTTTCAGGAATTCAAGATTTCCATGGATCGTGAAAAATGAAGCCCTTTGAACTGTCTGAAAAAGAAGCAAGCTTTTTATTGGCTCTTCTTGAAAGCAATAAGCAAACTGCATTGCAACTATTGGGTGCAGAGCATTTCTATCAACCATCGCTGCTGCCTCGTTTGAGGAAATTCACACAAGAGCAGAAGCGTCAATCAGCCGACAAAGCTTAGACTGCTTCTAAACCTTGATGCAACTATGACTGTTCTCAATAAAGAAGGCACGGCTCTCTTCAATGCCATTAGTACCACTTTAATGGTACTTGCCACTGCATCCATTGATGACGAACAATTTAATGGTGATTGGTGGGAGCAGTATTGTAAGGAAGAGCCTGGCTGCGCTGAATGCAAGTGTTTTGATCTTTAGGAACGTCGTTCCAATGGCGAGCTACGCCAGCAATGATGAAGACGTTGGTCAGCATGTATGAAAAAAGAATGACAGTTCGCACAAGAGCAACCATATCTGCTTCTTTTTCATTCTTGCCCTCCTTGGTCCCCAAAGCCTTTGCCATAAGTCGCCACATTAGTCTCCTCCTGGTGTATCCATGACTTTAACTCGTCAACATAGGCGCGAAGCATAGATGCTTTCTCTAGGTGCCATTCATTCGCTGTTTGGAAATAGAGAACATTGTGATGATCAATGGCCTTTAGCAGATTGTGGATGGGAGCATTCCATGGCGTGCGTATGGAAGTGGTCCAAGTGCGGCGTTCATCATTCGTTATCATCTGCCTGCTCATTGCGCAAGGAGAGTTTTAATTCCCTTCGTAATGCCTTGTGATACTGCCTGCGCTCCCATCGTTTTGTCTCAGCATCAATGCTGACATATGGAGTGCCATCACTTGGCATGGACCATGGATCAAGACCACCAATGGTTTTTGTGAAGGTCATTGCAGGAAAGAAGCTTTCACTTCCTCCCATGGTACAGGAAAAAAATCGTGCATTTCGACGCAGCTATTGAAATAACGCCGGTCTGGTTGTCCATTCAACATAGTTTCACTTGCATGGAGATGGCCATGAGCATTACCTTTATAGCTGCCACGGAAATGATCAGGATGTATGGGAATGTGCGTGAGCATAATGCCTTCAAGGAAGAATGCTCCACGAACATCCTTAAAATGGGCGGCATAGTCCTTGAGGGGATAGATGTCGTGGTTGCCTCTGATGAGGATCTTCTTGCCATTGAGGCGCGTTAATGCTTGCAGGCCACTACGAGGAATGGCCACGTCACCAAGATGGTACACCTTGTCCGAAGGCCCTACAACGGCATTCCATCGTTTAATGAGCGCTTCGTCCATTTCAGCAGCACAAGACCATGGCCTTACTTTCTCTCCATCGGGACGAAGGAAAGAACACATGCGTTCGTGACCAAAGTGGTGATCGGAAGTGAGAAAAATGTTCATAAATCGTATTCTTCGACAACCTTAGTCTTGAACGGAACACGGCCCAGCCTTGTAAGTACAGTGATTTCTTGTTGCGCATCATACAAGGAAGAAAACCTTCCTCCAAGCAATCGCCAAGCAAAAAATACCTTTTGTTCGACCCTAAATGGAAAAAGGGTTGTTGGCGAAAGGACTTCGACAATGCGAAAGCGGGCCATGGGAGGTCATTTGGAGAAGTGCCGCCACATGGGCTCGGCTGGCACGAAGGGCGATGCCATCATATCAGAAGGCTTCTCAAACACCACCCTCCACCTTGGTAGCGTATCAGGACGGTAATCAGTGTGCTCCACGCGATAGAAGCCATGGAAGGGCTCTGCAGTCACCTTGAAGCCTGCCCTCCAACATCCTGGTTCCCCTAGACCATTCTTAAACCACACCCATGCTGTGCGGTTCATGGTCAATTTTTTAAGAGCCATAGAAACAATGGGGAAAGAGCTGGGATGGATTTGAACCACCACTCTGGCCTTATCGGTCTGCCTCTTCTTGGGCTACCAGCTCAATGGGGCGGAAAGGCTGGTGATCATCGCCTTCTGGGCTATCTGCCCAACGCGCATGACCTCCTCTCTCCGCCCGGCAGTCAATATAGCACTACGCAGCGCCGTAAGATGGCAAATTTAGCCTTCGCCTCGCTGTTTTAAGTAAAGAATGGCGCGTTCAAGGCGATCAATGGTGTCATCGGCATGACCCAGCAATAAATTGCATTTGTTGCATAAAAGTCCTCGCACCTTACCACTTGCATGGCAGTGGTCAATTACAAGTCGATGATTTCTTTCTGACTCTCCATTCACGGAGCAGATCAAGCATTGATTGCTTTGCTCGGCCACCATTGCATCGTAGTCATCCGGTGTCATTCCATAATTCCGTCGCAACATTTGCATTCGCGCAGTGTCGGGATCAAGAGGCTTTAATTTGCCTTCCGCTCGTAGCTTTCCCCTGCGCTCCTTGTCATAATTGCTTTTTTGTTGCTTGCGTCGAGAAAGAATGTCTTTTGCCGCATAACGAGCGCGAGCTTTTTCGTTTACGCAATCACGACAAGTGGCATTGATTCCCATGACGCATTGCTTGTTTTTGGCGTAGCAATCAAATGACTTCCATTCCTTGCATTGGTTGCAGATTCTTTGTCCGTCATTGATCACGCTTTCTGTCGCGTAGCGTCCATCGCCAGGCACTGACTGTTTCCGTTGATACGATGGTGAAGGATCGTCCTTGTGTCTTTTGGGCATTTGGGGTCCGTGGGAAGACATTATTCTAGCGACATCTAGAGGGACGACCCTTCATTATTTGCTCGTCACGCACTATATGATGGGAGCGAAGTGTTCGGCGCCTCGAAGAAGGAAATCGAGCGGGAATTCCTGCTAACTGCCATTTCGGGAGCCTTGCCGGTCCAGAACAAGCTCTTGGATTGACGCAGCCAGAAGTCCCTATCCAACCATTGATTATCGGACTGACCAAGATCATCAAACAACCACGAGGCAGTAGCAGCACAAAGCTTCTCAAGGCTTGCGCTTTCCTTCTCGCCTAGCTCTTTGCTCACCATGGCATTCACCACCGTATGAACCCGTTCGTCACGCGAAATGTCTTGCGAGACAGTACGCATGCCCACGTCGCCGGTTTGACGGAAGAAAGGAAGTGCCACAAAGAAAACAGCACGCTCCATCAGGCCAGCCTTCAAAATAGGATGGGCTGGATGCTCATTCCATGCTTTCAAGATGTTGAGCACTTCACGCTCCGCTTTTGCATTGGTGCCATGGGCAGCGGCAATGTAGTCCAATGCTTCCAAGTGGCGCTCTTCGTCTTCCTGGTTGGAGCGCAGGGTTTCAATGATGCCAGGCGTGGAGGGAAGCTCACGCTGTAGTCCTTCTTCAAGAAGCTCCTTCACGGGAATTTCAAGGTGGCGAAGGGCCAATGCCTTAAACAATGTGTCTTCGGCACCTTCAGTGACCACTCCCTTGGCAACAGGTACGGGCTGCCAAGAACGCTTCTTTTCGAGAACGCTTAGATAGGGGCTCTTGTTGAGAATGGTTGTCATTAGGGGGAAAGGTAAAGTGGAAGAGAAAGAAAAAGGCCGAATGCTCGGCCCTAAAAGAATCAATGGGGAAAAGCGTTATTCAGCACACCTAGAGCAGAAATTTGCCTCTACGTTGCTGGCAATAGACTCCTCAAAGGGCTCACTATCATCAAGCCCAAATACACTCTTGAAATCGTCATCTAGAGCAGCATAAGCATCATCTTTCCGCTGCATATCAGGCATGACCTGCAGGGAATAATAAACGCTTGTCTGAGGAGATTCTAGCCAATTTTGCAGGAACCCTCGATCATAAGAAACCAAATCTCCCCAGGTGTTAAGCGAATACCCATGGCACAAGCCAGTGTTTTGGAAAAGCTTAATAATGCCATTGGCCACCGCCATGAAATCGTCCCAGCCCACTTCAGCGGCAATTTCCACTTGCCCATAGTCAAAGCTCTCTACGCCAAACGTGCCACTATCACGATCAACAGTGCGACCAATGGGAGGAGCAATTTCAGGGGCAGTAGTGAAACCCTTGGCATCTAGATAACGATAGGAGCAGGTGGCCGTAGGAGCAATGCAGAAGGCGCGTTCCATGCCATGCTCATGAGCCACGGAAGCAGCACGGATGATGGCCTTCTCCAAGCCTCGAGCAGCCTTCCATGCGATCGTGTGCTCTACCGGCAGATTGCCCAGTACTGCTTCCAATGCTTCACCAAATTCCTTGTAGGAAATCCCGTGAATGGCAAGAAAGTTAGCCAGGCCAAGCAGGCCAAGCCCAACTTGCTTATCAATGGAGGGGGGAAGGTATTCGCCAGTATCACCAACGCCCGTAATGGGATGGAGAGCACATAAGTGAGACATTGCTTCGGTAAACACTTCGGGCAGCTCTTCAATGGAACAAGCGCCAAGGTTTACATGCTGGAGCAAACAAGTGCCACGATGTTTCAGCCAAATCTCCTCACAAACATTGGGCCAAATACGCTCTCCATTATCATCAAAGCGCTTCTTGGTGAGCCACACATCACCAGAGGCAATTCCCTTGAGCAAAGCATCAATGAACTCTTCGGAAGACTTCTCAAGGAAATCATCGTCCACAGTAATAGAACGCTTCACCCATGGCAATGCTTGCCGCGAAGCTTGGATGAACTTAATTGCATCAGGATGGTCATAATCAAGATGAAGCGTAACAGCACCATTCTTGAACACACCACCACGACGCAACACTTCATTGAGTTTGCTATAGATGGTGGCAAAACTTACAGGACCACTTGCAATGAGGCCTTTCCCATTGGCTTCTCCTTCAGGGCGAAGCTTGGACAAATTAACAGCAGCACCAGCAGCATTACGCAGCGCATGAGAAACAAAGCGCCATGATGCTTCAATGCCATCAGGCCCTTCCATTGAATCTTCTACTACAAATGTAGTACAGCTCACGGCGAGCCGTCCATCGGGCGAATCAAGCCAATCTTGTACTCGGCCAGTGCGGGCAATCTTTTCACACGTTGCGTTTTCTTTGAGACTCATCGGACTAAAAAAGGGCCTCGCGGCCCTCGGGAATCAACAGGGACAAGCTAGCACGGCTAAGGCTTGTTTTCGCTGGCCATTGCAATAAAACGTAATGTCATTTGCAAAGGTACAATGGGGACGAGAAAATAGTAACAAAAGTTACGCTTTTGGCTCTTCAATGATAAATGGCTCGAACAGCAGATTTACGTCTGCAATGCAGATGGCCCCGTCTCTATACACTACTTTTGTCAATTCTTTGTTAAGCCACTTATTAATCAAAGTGAAAATTTGATCCGCTGCACTGTGAGGACTGAGACTATTTACTCGTTGGTTGTCAAACCGATTAATAATCTCAACCACTTTATCGTAAGCATCAGGCTCTTCTTCCTCTTCTTCTTTCTTCGCCTCTAGCTCGTCCTTGGCAATCAAATAACCAAGTGCTGCCGCTGCTGGATTGGCGCAACCATTAAAACTTTTGAAGCGTTCCGTAAGCCGACAAAATTCATCTACATCACCCATCACATGTTCGTTAATAGCTTGGATGAAATCTTCTGAAGCCATGGTTTACCAGTCGGGGTAGAGGGACGATGGGAGGGAATCAACGGTGATGGCAGTTTCCAGACACTCGGCCTGGTAGCCATTCAACGAGCCCCCACGAGGAGGATTGTACAGCAGCTTCTTCTTGAGCGCAACGGCTGCTAACACTTCCTTCCTTGCCTGGCCTGCATAACGTCGTGCCATCACGCGCAGGCGCCAGACGCTTGTCACCGTAACGAACTCCTCTAATGGATCGTTGTAGTTGCTTTTAGCCATGGCTGATGCTGGTTTTACTGGCAGTTTAATGCTGGTTTCACCGAACCAAGCCTTTCCATTGAATTGTTAAAAAATTCTGTAGCTTTAAAAATGGATCATTGCTATAACTACTGTCTCATAATGAGTCTCACCACGTCTCATGCGAATAAGTATTACAATATTAGTGAGGGCACGTTGCAGCTCGTCACAGTCACGAGCAGCTACTCTCCCTTCGCTGAGCCCTGCGCGAAGGAAGCCCCAAGCGATTATTCCCAAGGGCTCCTCTCCTCCCTTCCTTTACCAACTGCTTTCTGCTGTTCGTTCGTAAGGAAGCTACGCGCAGGAGCCCCCAAGGCGATCGTTTCCCAAGCTTCCTTTTACAATTCTTCTTCTCTTAACGAAATGTTACGACAGAAGAGAATACCGCCCATGGTGTGGCCGTACAAACCAGCGTATAAGAAAAAGAAAAGAGAAGGAGGGACTTGTTGAATGACGCTCTTGGGAGCTACCCGCTCGTCAAGTCCTCAATGGAAAGGAAATGAGCACCAGCGCGAACGTTGTAGTGACCTCACTTCTACTTCGTAAACTGCTAGATCGTTCGGTCAGTTAATACTAATGCGCCCATTGTAAAATATAACTGAGGGGGAACAAACTAAATGAAAAATAGCGTCGCTGCTAAAAGGGGATACCCCGCGCCCGATTGTCCAGGATTGCCGTTTACTGCTCCCCACCTTATTCTCGCACACTGTCGCCCCCCTGTCAAGCAAAAGTAACAAAACGTAACATAAGGAATCCTGATGGAACAAAACGTAACATAAGGATTGCTGATAAAAAACGGTGATACGATTTCGTATCAGGGGAGGGTTGGTAA